GTGTGTTTATGATGGGGTCGAAATAGGATCGACAGGTGTGAAAGTGAAGTGGAGTTAACCGGATGACTGCGTTATTGGTCAATCACTACAAATGCAAACGATAACTTTGCACCTCAGGAATTTGCTCTAGCAGCATAATCCTATGAGCCGTTGAGGTGGCTTGGAAACAGAAGAGGGACTTCGGTCCCTCCCTCTTTGAGTAACAACAAAGAAAGAAAATAAATGAAATATGTTTTACCTTTAGCAGTCGCAACAACATTAACTACTAGCTCTCTTTTTGCAAATGAGATTGGCGCCACAGGTTTAAGCTGGGGTGTAGAGACAACAACAGAGTATAATACAGAATCAGAAGTATTAACTCTAACAACAACACCAGAGCTAAACTACACAATGTGGAATCTAGACTTGACAGCATCAAGTGATATTGCCATTTACAATGAAGAATTTGTTCTAGGTGATAAGAACCCTACTCTAGATTTTGAAATTTCTAAAATGATGATGGAACAAGTTGAAATATATGCTAAGACAGGTTATGATCTAGAAAAAGATAAAATGAATGATATTATTGTAGGAGCTACTTTCTCATTCTAATATTAATACATAAACATTTAAAGAAGGGGGTACGCCCCCTTTTTTAGTTGCCATTTGTAGAGGGTCATACTATAATAATATGGTATGATGAGCAGGAGATACAAATGAATAAAGTTTTAACTATTGCTTTAGCTATTTCGATAGCTATTGGATCATCTTCTTTACTTGCAAAAAACAATATAGATCTTGCAAGTGAAGAGTATAATAGACAAATAGCTGCTGAAGTTGAATGCTTAGCTCTTAACATATATTTTGAGACTCATGCGGTATCGTTAGCAGACGCTGTAGCAGTTTCTGATGTAGTACTTAATAGGGTTAAAAGTTCGAACTATCCTAATACAGTTTGTAAAGTAGTTAAGCAAGGTTATTATGATTCTAATGGTAGCCCTATCCGACATAAGTGTCAGTTTAGCTGGTGGTGTGATGGTAAATCTGATAATCCTAAAAATTATGAAGCGTGGGAAAGATCATTAGCTGTAGCTAGAGAAATTTATCTTGCTGATTCTTTTATCGGCATTACCGAAGGTTCTACTCATTATCACGCTAACTATGTAACACCGGAATGGTCTAATCAGTTTACTAGAGTTACAAGAATAGGTTCTCATATTTTTTATAGGCAGAAGTAATGCGACATGTTTTAGTGACTGGAGGGTTTGACCCTCTTCATTCTGGTCATATTGATTATTTTAAAGCAGCGAAACAACTTGGCAGTAGTTTAACAGTTGGTTTAAATTCAGACGAATGGTTAACTAGAAAAAAAGGTAGGCCGTTCTTACCCTTCGAAGAGCGTAAAGCTATTATCGAAGAGTTAAAATGTGTAGATAAAGTTATATCTTTTAATGATAGTGATGATTCAGCTTGCAATGCTATTTATAAGTTATTATCAAGAATACCATCAGGGGATAAAGTAATATTTGCTAACGGTGGTGACAGGAATCAAAATAACATTCCAGAGTTTAAAACTTACGGTAAAATGCCTTGGGTTGAATTTGTACATGATGTTGGTGGAAGTAAGAAAAATTCATCTAGCATAATCTTAGATGATTGGAAAAATCAAAAAACAACACGTGACTGGGGCTACTGGAGAGTATTTGATGATAGACCAGATAAAGGTTATAAGATTAAAGAATTAGTTATACAGCCTGGTATGTCATTAAGCGATCAAAAACATTTCTATAGAGCTGAAAAATGGTTTATTGTTAACGGCAAAGTAGATCTACAAACAGAATATAAAGATGTAAAAACAACAGTCACTTTAGAACCTTTTAGTATTCCCTATACAGTAGAAGCAGGTGTGTGGCATAAGGCTAGTAACAACACAAATAAACCCGCGCATGTATTGGAAGTTCAATATGGTGAAAAATGTGTAGAGGAGGACATAGAGCGTAGAAATGGTTGAATTAATGAACACACAAAATTTTTCTATGAAAATAGAAGAGATAGTAAAAGATAAAAAGATTGGTTATTTTGACGCTGTATTGTGGTATTGTGAAAAATATGAGATTGAAATAGAAACAGGCGCTAAGTTAATTAATACTATTATTAAAAAGAAAATAGAAGCAGAAGCTGCTGAAATGAATTGTTTAAAAGAGAAATCTGCTAAGTTGCCAGTATAATGAATAATGTGTATGAAGGATTGAACGCTTATAAAACTTATCTAGCGATCAGAAACCACTTCAATACTGATTATGATTATTTTAAATATAATGGAAAGTTGAAAGTATCAAATGACAGTTTCCTCAAAAGACGTGACAAATTTTTCTTCGCTAAGCTGGAGCGAAATTATCGCAATAATGAACTCGTCTATTTCTTTGTCGCTAATTTTCTCGACAATGATAGTAGCTGGTCTGGTTCTCTTGTTGGATCTGAAAGCGAGAAAAAATATTTAGAGTGGCGTAAGCGTATTGAAAGTTTAAAGTATACCTTTAAAACGGAATGTGAGAAAATACAAAATGAAATCGAATACAAAGATATCCCGTTTGATGAATTTTTTAGAGTTCTGGGGGCCAATCATCCTCGTTTACTTGGTTGGCAACTTGGTGGCCATATTAGTCTTGAAACATTTACTATCATGGATGGGATATTAAATTTCACAAAACAGTGGAACTCTCATCTAAAAGATGATATAATGTATTATACAGTTAGAGATAAATCTAACAAGTATAAACCTTTCTTGCAAGTTGACCTACAAGCTTACAGAAAGATTATGAAAAGTGTATTTACTAGCTAAATATACATGTTGTTATGATTATTGTGGATAAGAAACTATACATCGCATACGGAGAAATATATGACTAGTTCTTTCGCTGAGCTTAAATCGGCTCGTAAGTCTTCACTCGAAGCACTCATCTCAGAAACTAATAAGCTTAATACTAATGATGGTAGCGGACCTGCGGTTGATGATCGCTGGTGGAAGCCTGAAGTAGATAAAGCTGGTAATGGCTATGCTGTTATTCGTTTCCTACCTGCACCAGAAGGAGAAGATCTTCCTTGGGTGCGTATCTTTAATCATGGCTTTCAAGGACCAGGTGGCTGGTATATTGAAGAGTCTCTAACTACTATTAATAAGAAAGATCCTGTATCTGAACATAACTCAATGTTGTGGAATTCAGGTATTGAGTCTAATAAGGATCTTGTACGTAAGCAGAAGCGTCGTCTAAACTATTACGCTAATATCTACGTAGTAAAAGATCCATCTAATCCAGCTAATGAAGGAAAAGTATTCCTTTATAAGTTTGGTAAAAAGATCTTTGATAAGCTCAATGAAGCTATGAATCCAGAATTTGAAGATGAGAAGCCAATGAATCCTTTCGATCTTTGGGAAGGAGCTAACTTCAAATTAAAAATTCGTAACGTAGAAGGTTATCGTAACTACGATAAGTCTGAGTTTGATTCTCCTTCTGCTCTTCTTGATGATGATGGTGAGCTTGAGAAGATCTGGAAGTCAGAAAACTCTCTACAAGAGTTTCTTGATCCTAAAAACTTTAAGTCTTATGATGAGCTTAAAGCTAAACTAAATCGTGTACTTGGTCTTGATGGTTCATCTGGTAGCACAACTAAAGCAGATGAAATTGAAATTGAGAGTGCACCAGCTCAAAAAGCTGCTCCTGCACCTTCATTTGCATCTAGTACTGATGACGATGATGACGACAGCATGTCTTTCTTTGAAAAGTTAGCAGCTGACGACTAAAATCCATCCTTGCAGTCTGCAGCTCTTGGATGGTGTGTGACCCTCAGCACTGGTAATGAGGTACGGTCTTCCGGTATACAGGGAGATAAAAAAGGGGGCACCTAGGAAGGCCCCCTTTTTGATTATCCGAAGGAAGTTCCATAACCACAATTAATAGTAGACATTATAGTAGGTTCAGTCGCTCTAGGATTAGCAGAGTTAACAGTAGTCTGATTAGATATATTAGTAACGTTTGTACTATTATCTGTTGGTGCTGATACAACTGCAGCGCTGCCGCCCATTCTATCCTCTCTTGCAGCTGCAACAGATGTAGAACCGTTATTAACAGCTTTACCCATTAAACTAAAGTCATCCGGGCCTTGATATCGTCTGTATATCTCTTCTTTAGCTGCATCTACTTCTTGAATACTACGCCCAGTAGTTAACGCAAATGCTTCTTCAAAAGATTTTCCAGAAAGAGGATTTCTAGAGAATAGACCTTCACTACTAAACAGTTCACCATCACCTCCATAAAACTTATCATACATTTCAGAAAAGCCCATCTGGCCAGAAAAATCCATACCAGCTAATTTGAATGTACTGTCTTGCGCAGCAGTCGCGCTAGGTGCAGCAGCTGGAGGTGCAATTTCAGTGCCTTCTGTAATTCTTATTCGCATCGGAGCAGAGTCTGCACTAGGCTGGGCCCCGCTTGCAGCTGCAACGCCGAGGTCATAATATTCTTGACCTGAAGTCCCGAAAGCATCTTTACTACCGAGGCCTTGTTCAGCAACACCACTTGCTCCTAATAAATGAGCAGCGGCAAGATAACCAGCTACTTGTTCTGGTGGTGTATTTTCATCAATGACACCTAAACGTTTTAACTCTTTTTCATTAAAGGCAGCTAGTTCATTGAACGCCATATCTTGCACCATTGGTGCACCGAGCCAGTCTTCAAGACTTTTAATACCATTTTTACCTGTCCAGTTCTCTGGGTTCTTCATTGAGCTGTTGCCCCTCTTTGAAGCACCTTCTTTTAAATACCCAATTGTTTCTAAAGCTTGTGCTCCAAATTGATAGCCGCCCTGGTAACCAAATACATTAGGTTTTGTATAATCACCACTAGATTCTCTTTGAAGCATAGCAGCTCGTAAAGAATCCATTATTGAACCTGATCCTTCTTGTGAAGGTACTTGTACAGCTTGGCTTTGACCGGGAATTTCCATTCCTCTCATACCGTCTGCTTTGACAGAAGTATCAGTAGTACCGAGGTCCATTCCTCTCTTAGCTCCTGGTACAAATGGAGGGGTAGTATTATCCCCACCGGTGGTCACATCTGGCACATTAGAAAGAGCATCCTCAACCGTACTAATAATTTGTGATGTAGATAGTTCTCTACTACCAACACTTACAGATGGTACTCGTTTTATGAATTCTCTTTTCATGAATTCTATATGCTCTGGCTCTAAATTACCACCCATAACATCTTCAGGTAAATACTCTAACATATCTTCAGTAATATAATCACCAGCTTGTAAACTATCAAATGGTGTACTCGGAGCACTATCTACTGCTTCACTTTGTTGTCTTTGGTCTCCAAGCTCTAGAAGTGCTTCATTAGCTATGCTACGTTTAATTGTACCATCATCTTTACCTTGTCTAATTTGTTCTGCAGTTAGATCTTTAAACCCATCATCAGTCATTACACTAACAGTTGGTTCAGCAGCGACTGGGCCTTGACCTTGAGGTACGTCGCCAAAACCAGTTATTCTGTTAGCAGCTGATCTTCTTATATTTTGTTGTTCAGCTATTCTCTCGTCTAAGTTACTTACTACTTGTTGTCTGTTACCTCGTACAACTTCTAATTCTCTTTCCCTATCAGCAATCGTCTCGTCTATATCACTTTTCGTTGTAGTAAAAAACCCTCCAGTCTCTGGAGCTGTCTCTCTTTGCTGTTTCAGAAGTTCAATAGTTTTCTCTATCCGATCAATATTTTGGTCATGCCCCTCTGTCAATCTACTTTTAGACTCTTCAAGCATATTAATTTGCTCTTGAGCATCATCCATTGTAGCCTGAGATTCCCTTGTTACTCTTTGCTGCTCGGTTTCTATCTCACCAGTTTCTGGATTAATACCAGCTTGTCTATATAATGCATCAGGTACTAACTTAGATGCAGCAGAGCCTACTTCAGGTAGAAGCGCTCTTAATATTGCTTGAGGGTCAAATAATTCACCTAACCATTCCCAAACCTGTCCTAACTTTTCTGTAACTAAATCGACAAGACTGAATGGAGGTGCATCCTTATCTCTAAATTCAAATATATCATTTAAAAATGCAACAGCAGCATCGATAGGGGCAGCTAATATGTTTGCAAAGAAACCTAATGTGCCTTTAAACACATCTCCGAGTCCTGCGAGAACTTTCTTACCATCGAATTGGAATATACCAACTATAAAATCACCAACACCGTTAGCTACTTGAGATACAGAGTTAGTAAAATCTTCTGTCAATCGGTCTACAAATCCTGCAAGAGAATCTAACCCTAACTTACTTAAAAGCCAAGATATAGCCCCGCCTACAAAATCTATTAATGTATTAACAAAGCCTTCAACGATGCCGGTAAACGCGCCTTTGAGTCCTTCTAATACAGATCCTGTTCGAGCAAATTCTTTAACAAAGCCGGTTATACCATCTATAACTGCAAATATTAGAGTGACAGGTAAAGCAAGTTTTCCTAGTAAGCGAAGCATACCAGAAGCTAAGCTT